TTTTTTGCTAGTTCGCCAACGGTCAAACTTTCGTTATTTATAAGTGTCTCAACTTCTTTTTTAGTCCACCTCATATTGTTCCTCCCATATCCAGTAAGCTCCGATTGCTATAAATATTAAAAGTGTTAGTCCGTCAAACAATTTTACGACCTCCCTCTACTATCCACTTGCCACAAGATATAAGCTTGTCTATGGCGGTTATATCAAGGGATAAGTCTCTTTTTATATACTTGTTAGGTTCGTGCTCTAATTCGTGCGCTAGGTCGTCTTTAAGGCATTTCATTTGGTTTATAGCTTGGTCGATAGTCATAATTTATCCCTCCTTAATTCATCAAGTATCTTATTGATGTCGCTTTCGTAAAGCCTTACTGCTATCTTGTATAGATTATCCAAATGCCCAAACGCTTCTGCATATTTAATAACGGATAATTCGTCCTTCTTCTTAGTTTGTTTCTTGTTGTGGCCTTCACATCTAGCTTTTAAATCTATACTGTGAGTCTCTCTAAAAACCTTATAAAGTTCTGACCATCTTTGCTTAAAATCTACACCCTTATGTCTAACTACACGATTTAAGACGTTTCTCTTTGTTAGTATGTCTATGTCGTCTACCATTCCGTTTATAACTTCGTTTTTGTATTCAACAAGGTTTTCGGCCTGTTTCCTTGCTATTTGCTCTTCTTTTAGTTGGGTGGCTAATCGAATTATAAAATCGGGATCCTGTAGGGTTTTTTCTAGTGTTTCTGATGTCATATATGCGCCATGCTTTCTGATAGATGGCAACACGTCACTTGTCACCCATTTTTTAAATTTTTTCGCAGATGGTAGTTTGCTCCCTAATATTAAAGAGTACAAGCCTGATTCGTTTATAACCCATGATTCTTGTAAGCCGCCCTCAGAAAGGATGGGATGTTTTGTCCTGTCCTCTAGATCAACATGTCTTACTATTGCCTTGTGTGGCTCGCTGTATTCCAGTGCCTCTGCTACGTCCTTACCGACTAACCATGGCTCACCATTCTTTTCCAGTACTCTCACTTCACCAAATTCATTATTTTTAAAAATTTGAAGATCGTTCATAGGCTTTCACCCTTTCTTGTTTTTTCATTGAGCCATTCCTGGAACATCGGAGCATTGATCTTGTAGAAGCTACCAACTTTAAGTTTCGGGAAGTTCGACTCTGTGTGTATCAGCCGATACATGATGTCCTTGCCAATGCCAAACTCTTGAGTGGCTTCCTTGATTGTTAACAAGTGTTTCATTTCTCAAACCTCCTCTCTGTAACGGTTTAACCGTTGCTTTTGGGCAAAAAAACAATGTCGTTGTAACTAATACCATAAATTTCCTCGATTTTCTTGATTACCGGGACATCTGGGTAAGTCCGTCCATTTTCGTAATTCCAAAGCGTATCCCTAGATACGCCAAGCAGTTCGGCCGCCTGTATTTGGGTTAGACCCTTATTAACTCTCGCCGCCTTTAAAGTGATAGCCATTACTCTCAACTCCTTTCTTGTGTTTTCCTGTTTTTGATTATATAACGGAATAACCGTTATGTCAACGGTAAAGTCGTAAATAATTAAAAAATATATTGAAATAACCGTTATTAACTTATATAATAGTAGACAGGAGGGGTAAACGATGAGTAATCTAGGAAATAAGGAAACGTTCTCAAAAAATCTAAAAAAGTACATGCGTATATTTGGGAAAGACAGACAAGACATGGTGGAGGAACTAGGCTTTAAGTACACCACATTTAACGACTGGTACAATGGCAATACTTATCCCAGGATTGACAAGATAGAGAAGATAGCAAATTACTTCGGGATAACCAAGGCAGACCTTATAGAAGAAGAATCAGATCGTGAAATCGGCATCAAATTCCCAGCTGTTTTCACCGACCCTAAAGAGGCACGCAAATATGTAATGAGCCATGCGATCTTTGGCTCAGACGGCCTGAATGTCTCGAAGATGGATGATGAAGAGATCGTTGAGTTTGCGAATGAGTTGATGAAGCAAATGGAAATGGTATCTTATAAGTATAGAAAGTAGGCGCCTATGAAATGGATTGATGAGATTGTTATGGGAACTAAGGACCGATACGGCACCTGCAACCCTTTTGACTTATGTGATTACTTAGACATCCAATTAATCAAAACCGACAGAAACGCCTTCATCCTGAGAAAACAAAGTAGTGTGTACGTGAGAAGCTTCATGGACAAAGAAACTATATTTTATGCAAAAGGCCTCAGATATCAGAGGCTTAAATTTTATTTACTCCATGAAATAGGGCACGCTTTACTACATACTGACATGAGGTTTTCTCCCTTAACCAACGACTTAAGGATAGAGCGAGAAGCCAATTATTTTGCAGTTAAAATGACCTTGCGCGAAAGTCCTTGCGAGTGCCAAACGGTTGAAGGTTTAGCACTAATTAACGACATACCGCAAGGTATATTGGAAAGTGTAGTATAGGGAGGTGTTCAGATGGCCAACGCAAAAAAGAACTATAAGGACAAATACTACAGAGTATCCAAAAGAATCAACGGCAAACTCCATCAGTTTTACGGCAGTAGCAAAAAAGACGCAGAAGCAAAGAGAGATGCCTTCGCCAAGCAACTTGAACTCGGGATAGATCCCAAGCATGCCGATAAGACGGTAGCCAAAGCTTTGGGTGAGTGGTTGGACGTATTCGGCTCTCTAGGACTTAAAGAGAGTACCAAAGAGCGGTATGAGGGAATTTACAATATCCATATCAAGGATAAACCTCTAGGCATGGTCAAACTGTCTGATATCAACCGCATTTGGTTACAAAAATATTTTAACGACACAGAACTAACATATGGGCAGGTTGGTGCGATAAAGAAGCTTTTATCTAAGTTTTTTGCCTTTGCGGTTTCGGACGGATATATGATTAGGAATCCATGCACAGGCATAAAAAATCCTAAAACCAAAGACGAAAAAGAGACAGAAGTATTTACAAGAGAAGAAATAGATAAGATCCTGTCTGTGGAATCTCGCCATACGTGTCAAATCAAACTGATGCTTTATACCGGCATGAGGCTAGGGGAGGCGCTGGCGCTTACGTGGGATGATATAAATTTCGAAGACAGAGTTATAACCGTAACAAAGGCGTATGATAGTAAGGGTAGACTAGGTACACCTAAGACTAAGGGGTCTAGTCGTATTTTTGTATTCCCAGACCATATGGAGCAGGACTTTAAAGAAAAGCAGACCTTGAATAAAAAAGAGAAATTAATTGGAGGTTTCGAGCTGTCAGATTTAGTTTTTCCGTCTACCGTTGGCACGCCAATGGGCCAAAAGAATTTCAGGGACTCGTTTAAGAGGGTTCTCATAAAGGCGGGCGTCGAATACAGGTCCCCGCACACACTAAGACATACCTTCACCACATCAGCCAGCCGTATGGGCATACCGATTGAAGACGTTGCAAAGATGCTCGGGCACTCAAACATTAAGACTACGAGAGAAGTCTACCTGCACTACGGAGCAGAAGATTTGCGAAAGCTTGTAAATTCGATGTACGACAAAAAATAACGACTTTGTAACATCAGCCGCCGATGCTTGATTTGATAACTAAAGTAAGGTTGCGAAAGTAAAATGTAGGTGTGGCAAGGATTTCAGACTCGTGCAGAAAACTAAAGGAAGAAAAAGAACGGTGTTCTTCGAATCTGTTCGTCGGGGGTTCGAATCCCTCCGGGCACGCCATATCAACAGTTACAGGACCTTCCGGGGTCCTGTTTTTTATTTATAACATCAAAATAACATCACAGGATTTTTTTAATTTATTTTAAAGGCGGGGGTATTATGTAAAAAATGTGGATAACTTTTTTTAGTTATCCACACACATTTCTGCGAAAGTTCGATATAATTAAGGTCACATAAGGCTTTATTGGGACGGTTGTGATAATATGCAAGAGATTAAGATGTTCGGATATCACGCGACTAAAAAAGAGTCAGCGGCGAGTATCCTGGAAAAAGGCTTTGTCTTAAAAAGGAGAGAGAATCACTGGTTAGGACAAGGGATTTATTTTTTCGAGAACAAAGTGGATGCAGAAACGTGGGCAAAAGGAACCTACTACATAAAGGGTGACTCCTGTATAATTAAATGTATGATAGAGGCGAGAGAATCTGAATATCTTAACCTGGACAGCCCCGAGAATGTTGAAGCATTAACAGAATACACTGAAAATGTAAAGGCGGTCCTGAGTAAGAAAGGAATATCACATGTTTTTGATAACGAACATGTGCACCTGTGTTGGGCGTTAGATTTGTTTAAAGCAGATAAGGGTATTAAAGTAATTAAAAGAACTTTTGAAAATCAGAGAACTCGAAAAATAAATGGGTATAAATATAATAAAAGCTTAGGCCTGAAATATTACGAGGTCCAAATATGTACAACAGGGAACGACTCAATAGTTGATAAAAAGATCTGTTGAAAGGTAGGAGGTAGTAAAGATGTTAAATCTGGAGCAGATAATTGAAATATCTATGAATAATGGTGTCGAGGTTAATTATGGCACAGACGGCAAACACTATATAAAAAATGAATACGGAGAGAAAGTCGAACTTGATTCGGCCACTGCTATAAACAAGGCTTTGAACACATATCGTAGTGAAAGCCAAACTAAAGTTATTAAGGAACGTTACGAATATCACCTTAATAGCCCGAAAAGCACCAATTATAACATAGGAACACCAAGTTCAAATCCTAAAAATATTGGGCTGAATGCGATTGCTGCATAAAGGAGATGTTGAATTGAAGGATAGCAATTTCCAAATAGTCGGTTTGCCTGTGATAACAGAATTGAACTTTCAACTAAACAAGGAATATGAATTCAATGAAGGCGATACGATTACGCTGGATATGGCAAATAATATTGAGGTGTTAAGAAGAAATGACACGGATAGCAAAGAAGCGCGAGTTACCCTGGAGCTATTATTATTTTTAGATAGCAACTTTAAAGATGTGCCTTTCAATCTCAAGATTTCTGCCGAAGGGCATTTTATTTGGGATGAGAGCTTACATGAAAATCATGACCAGCTTGATATCTTATTAAACCAAAATGCTCCTGCTATAATCTATAGCTATTTAAGACCCGTTGTCACATCGACAACGCTAAATGCAGGGTTACCGCCATTGGTTATACCGCTAATTAATTTTGTAAAATGAAACACCAAGGAGCTGAAAAGCTCTTTTTTTATGCAAAAAACAAGAAAAAGGGCATGGAATTAACCATACCCTCTCATATGTCCTCATTCGCCTTATATTAAACTTTTTAACTTTTATGATAAAAGTATCTAGTGAATAAAAATAAAAGGCTAAAATCGCCACGTATCAAGCGAACAACTGTTCTATTCAATAAAACTTTAATTCTATTCGCTACTTCGCAATTTGTGGCGATTGTGCGCTAAAACTTAGCGATTTTTTCCATTGTTGTAGCTACCACATTCGCTATCAGCTTTCCACCCTCATCATTCGGATGTATAAGGTCTGTTGAATAAGCCGCCATGTTGTACTTGCTGATGCCGGATTCGCCGAATACATCAGCGCAAGGTAAAGAGTAAAACTGTGCTATTGCTTTGGTCGCATCTGCGTAGTCCTTGTATTTATACGGACGCGAAGTGTCATAGATTCCCTGTTGAGTAGACATTAGCATAATTTTAAGAGTTGGTTTCCAAGTCAGTAATGTTTCGATCAAGAAACTGTATGCTCCATAAAAATTAGTTTTATCTTTGCTTTCGATTGCTTTTGTAAGCTCGGCTGATGTTCCAACTGGTGCTTCTAAGTGACTGTCATTCGTTCCACCCATAATTGTAACTATATCTGGATTAGCATCCTTGATTGCTTGTATTCTTGTGGCATTGACAAAACATGGATACTCCGTTTCTCTGCTCGCAATTAGTGACATTGTTGTAGACCCTACCCCCAAATTTGTGTGCAACAACTCATGAAAGCTTGAAACAGAAGGTTGCCATTTATTTTGTGCAGTTATGCTGTCGCCATAGCTTACCCATTTTTTGCCATTTATAGATTCTTTCAGTGATGGCGGGAGATTTTCTCTCTTTGTTCTGGGTAAGTGCCACGCTTCATATGGTGTGATTGCTGTTCCGATTTCTATTTGCAACAGTCCCACTGGCGTATTGTCAAATTGTACTCTTATAAAGGCTGTGTTTAATGGAAGTGTAATTCCGGTTGTTAAATATGCTTGCGTGGACAGCCATAATTTATTTTGGTCATAGGAAGCAATTTTATAGTAGTTCGGTCTGGAAACATTAATCCCACCTTGAGATAAAAACACTTTGTCGCCAGAAGAAGCTTCTATAAAGCCTGAAACGTTATAAGGAGACGCATCAACAATCGTTCCCGTGGTTCCAGAAAAACCTTTGCCTATCTGTATTGTGGGGTCAGTAGGGTTGAAGAGATTTTTGCTATATTGCACTCTGTTCTCAATATCCGCCAACTGCGAATTAACATACGTCAAATCTGCCTTATCGTTTTCTAATGATAAAATGTCGGTTTTATTTTCGTCAATCGCGCCTTGGACATCCGTGGCTGCAAGTCCGCTTGTGGAGTTATTATAAGGCATGCCTGCTGCACTCTGCGTTTTGCCGGGCAGTAAAGTAGTTTCGATATTGCCAGTTTCTACTATTTGAGCAGTAATGACTGCCGCATCAGATATGGTAACCTTAATATCACTCATAAGTCACCTCGGGCGCTACGGTAAAATTCGAGGGGGCAACTATGGTGCGCACATACCCATCCGCTCTCGAGTACTGTATATCATAATAGTACTTACCAAACATCATCTGGGAAGTGTCGGCCGGCAGTATCTCGATGTTGGCCAAGCCTCCCGTAAAAGCCGTTATCACTTTTTGTAAAAGTTTAGTAGTTGTACTGGGAGAGGATTTAACCGTGAAATATATTGTATCTCCTGTGACCAATGGTATCTGTGTGCCGTCCGAGTCTTTTATTTCTACTGTTAAATTGGCCGAATCTCCCCGGGTTAAAGTTATATTGGTGCCTATAATATTAAGCATGGCTTACCTCCTTTTGATATATTTATCCCGTGTTTTAAAAAGGGGAACATAGCCCCTTACCAACGCGACTTGCCTTTACGAGTGTCTACGTGTATGCCCCAGTCATACTTGCCGACTCCACCATTAGGGTTTATCTTGTCAGCGTAGGCGAAAAGAGTGCTTGGCGATACTCCTGACACCTTGATATCTGCCGCTGTACCGTAAAGGTGCTGAGAATTTGATACTCCGCCTACGGCTTTGTTGTGAGCTTTGCATCTGACCGCATTTGTAATTACAACCGCCTTGCCGAAATGGCCTCTTATTTTTTGCAATAAGACTAAAAGCTTTTCGTCAACGTCCACAGGATAGCCATTGCAGTATTTGCCACACTTACAAGCAAATTCAGACTTACGAAAGTTGGGATATTGGTAAAATTTAAGCTCTCTATAGGTATTGGGGCCTGATACCCCATCAACCTTTAATTTGTGGGACTTTTGAAAACCCTTCACCGCCGACTCTGTCTCATTGCCAAAATGTCCATCTGCTCCAAACTTAGGCAGTTTCTCGCCAGCCCTTAATAAAGCCCTTTGCAATGCCTTAACCGCTGTACCTTTTGCTCCTCGTCTTAATATGGGTAAATTAGTTATCATGATATCCTCCTTACCAATCCTTGCTATCTGTAGGATTGTTGACGACTCCTAAGATAGTAAGTATCTGTAACCCTAAGGCTCCAATTTGCTCTATCTGCTGGCCTACTCCGGTGTCAATAACTCCTGTTAGCACCAATATCGATGCTACCTGTGCTATTAATGCTGTCCACAATACTTTTGATTTCCATCTACTTTGTTTCATTTCTCTACCTCCTAGTTTTTTTCTGTGGGCAACTTAGACATGCGCTTGACTAAATCATGCACCATACCATTGCCTCCTAAGTTTTCATACTGCTTAAAAAGTTCTTCCACGTTATCCCTTGCATAAATCGGAAAAAACCCCTGATCGCAGTAGTGGTTGTAAGCTTGGATGATGCGGTCTCTTAAAAGTGCCTGCATCCCCATCTTTAAAGACTCATACTCAAGCCTCGCCTTTTCTTTTTCAGCCACCGACTGCTTGTATTTAACCCCTATAAAAGCCGCCAAAACACCAAATATAACTTCTGTCCAATATCTAATGACCCAGTCCATCTGCCACCTCCGTTTGTAATTAAAAAAGACCTAAGCCTTGTTAGTTCGCATTATTATCCTATTAAGTTAATCCTAAAACTGTTATCTTGTAGTTGCCACTACCGCCCGAGGGAGACAACGTGCCTAAATTGTTAGAGGCAACAGTTAATGTAGCACCTGCTATCTTTGTAACAACGTGCGAAACTCCGTTAGAAAACTGTGATATGCCGACCCAGTTGTTGGCAGGCGTTGTTAAGTCGGTTATGGTGACAAGATATAGTCTGTTACCGGCTGATGAACCGTAAATAGCGCTTGCTGCTGCTGTCATGACTCCGGTTCCACTTGTTGCTTCGTATATTCTTCGCAAAACATCTTTCTTGAAGTAATCATTTATACCATGCGCTGTCGTATTATCTGCCAAATGCGCACTAATTGCAGTGTCTACTTTTGTGTTATCTGCGTTAAAATCTGCCATCTCCGGCTTGTCCGATAAGCCCCATTGGTTCAGGTCAAGATTCGCCGTTTTGTTTGTCGATGCCATGTTGTACCTCCTTCAGCATTTTATTTTCCACCGTCAACAGGATGACCTGCCGGTTCAGTTCTGCAATTTTCTTGTCGTAAAGTTCTAAAATGTCGTTTATGTGTAGTTCCATGTTACCCCTCCTAATAATTCAGTATAAATTCCCTCATAATATTTAAGTCTTTCTCGCCTATTGTTCCGTCTCTGTTTAAGTCGTAGTAATAGCGTTGTGCTATATTTAATTCCCTTATGCCTGTTTCGTGTCGCCGGATTGCTAAAAGGTCGAATATGTCAAAGGTAGGACGGTGTAGTAAAAAGCCAATTACGACTATCAATAGGATTATCAGTATGTTCTTTTTCATAGCGCCCTCAAATATCCGTTGGAGTCTCGGGTAATGTTGTAGTGGTTCCCACCAAAAAACATGGATAAAATTTTACCCTCTTGCATATTGAGATTTCCGGTGACAGTCAAAGACTCGGATTGTAACTCGATACTTGTATTTGCGCGAATCGTCATAGATATGGACTGATTGGCAAGATTGTCAGTGGTGCCATGAAAAAGATACTGCCTATCTGTCACTGTGATAAACGAAGGCATGACGGAGTTATATTCTTTGCCAAACCGGATTCCTTTTGAGCCCCTGCCTGCTATTTGTAATAACTCTTGTATTGTCATCGGGACATAAACTGGCATGTTTAGGGACTCACCTATAGTTATATTTTTGTCTGTATTTACATAGACTCCATTCAGCGTCCCGGCGTTCACTGTCCCAAGGTTTGCTGATATCGCCGAAAGGCTCGTTGCTGTGATTTGGCTTGCCTGGATGGTGCCGGTGTAGATGCCTGCGCTGGTTATCTTTGTTACTTTCGGCTCAACTCCGTCTACCCTCGACTCCAAACTTATCTGATTTGAGTTGATGGCAACCAATCTATCACCTAAAGTCTCATCTCCACTTGCTAAAACAATTTGATTAGCCGTCAAGGTTCCTGTGTAGATGCCGTTCGGTGTGATATAGGTCATTTGCCCATAGGTGTTGACCGCGTACGGTGTCGCTGTCTGACCTTCCTCCGTCTTTGGCGTAGCAACCCACCACGGATCTGCAGCGCTGTTTTTGTATGTCAGCTGTGCTTTGACCGCTGTCGCCGGAACTGGTACGGTAATGGTTCGCTGTTCAAACGTACCTTGCGGTGTGTCGAACGAATGGTCAACGCTCGATACGATTTCGCTGTCTGCATCGAAGAAGGTCGTTGTGGCTCGAACTGCCGACGCCAGCGCCAACGGAGTATAGGCGACAAAGCTGTGTGTGATGTAGTCCATGCCTTCCACTCCGAACGGATAGCAATGCAAGACTTCCCCAGTGTTGAATTTGTAAGAATTGTAGCTGTTAAATTGAATTGAAGTATCTACTGCCATTTCTTCACCTACCAATCATAATTCTGAAAGTCTGTCCAAGTACCAATTAAAGCGTTGTGTTGTGTCCATGTTGCTATCCTGTTTTCGTACAATAACCAAGTCAAACCATTGGCGCTCCACCAATAGTCAGACGGAGACTCGAACGTTCCAAAGTTGGAGTTGAAAAGTAAATTCCCACCGCCGCCCTGGATCATCTCTATTTGGCTTCCAAGATTTATAAGGGTTTGTTCTAGCGTCTCATCGCCCACAATGACGCTGGAGGATGAGATCTCGCCGTTTATCCTTAACCTGCTACCATCAAACCAAAGCCAGTAGTCCTCTACGCTGTTGCCTATTAACAACGTTCCGTTCGTGAGATCAAAATTGACTTTGCCGCCTTTTAAAAGGCCCCCAATGAAGACATCTGCAAGGAACCCGTTACCGTCTCCGAAGGTGCGCCAATCGAAAGAGCCATCCGGCAGTTTGCTGCTTGCAATCCTAAAAGCTCCACCTAGAAGCTGTATGGCCATAGTTGCAGTTTCGGGACTTGGGGCATCGTAGGTTGTTAGGCCTTTGCCGTCTTCTGAGATAAAGACGTAGCCACCTTGTGAGTTCATCCGAGTGTTTAACTCGCCCACTAGATTATTTAAAAACTGCGCATTAATCGTACCGTCTGAGTTTATAGTGTTAGACCTGTCCCATACGCCCTGCTTGTCCCTGAAACTGCTAATATAGCCGTCTTGTGAGTTCATAGAGTCAACTACTGATGGCCTGAAGTTGCCAAGGGTTATCTCATCGTTTTGGGTCTCTAAAAGGTCTCGTTTAACCTTAATTACCCTTGCTTTAAGCCTTAATTCAGGGACAAATTCCTTATCAATTACTACAACATCATCGCCAAGGTCTGCGCCGCCTAAATCTATGACATTCGCCTCATAAGTGATCTTGGGTTCTGACAGTTCAGTGAGTTTATCAGTGGTTAGGGTTAATAATTCGGCCTTATCTTCTACATCATCAAATTCAACCTTGCCAAACACGTGCGCCTTTGTTCCATCTGCGTTGTTTCGCCCCCAAATTTCAAGAGCGGTTAAATCCTCAACATAGGCTTTACCCTCGTTTATATCCGCAAAATCAAGCCTTCGCCCGTACCCATCGCCGACTTCTTCGCCTTTGCCATATCCGTAAAGGGCAGTAACTACATCATCGCTGTGTACGGTTTTTGTAACAGATTCTAAGTTTTTGGTATAGGTAAACCTTTTGCCGTAGTCTCCGCCACGTCTTGCTAACAAGTCAACGTATCTGTGAGTTATCTCTTTACCTGATACGATTATCCTTGTCCTGAGTTCGCCCTTCCAGGTCTCAGCTACTTTCTGTATGGCTTCCTTTGCAGATATGTGATAAAAGCTTGTAGAGTTTAACCCTAAATCGTCAACTATGCCGACTTCCCATCTAGTGGTTAACAGGGCATTTGCTAAAGCTATGTTCGCCGCCACGTTTTGAGGCCTTTTGTCTTCTATGTAGTCGCCGAGAGTTTCGTAAAGAGAGGATTCGCAGTAGAGCCTTTTAATAATGCCCCCGCCGAAATTCTGTTCCTCTATCTCGGTCACTATAAATTCTTTAAAGTTTCCGTACCTGTCTTTATAAATAATCCGGTAGCCTTTTTCTACATCAATATCAAGCGATTCGATTTCTAAAACATCGACACCGTTTATCTCTTCAACGTGCTTAGCGCTTATGATATCTTTCAGCGTACCTATCTTTATTTCGTCGCGGTTAAATTTTAAAAACATCTATAGCCACCTCTCAGTGAAATGGATTGTTGCATCGACACTTGATACGATGGTATTTTCACCTGGCGCAAGTTTAAAGAAGTCTGAGTCTAAGTGCAAATCATCGTTAACAGGATTGCCGTTTTGAGTAATTTCTTCATTTTCAAAGTCAACCACTATTACATCTCCAATACCGTAACTGCCCGACATTGTGATTTTTTCACCTGTGTTGGTGTGGGTAAATTCAAGGGTGGTCTCCGCCGTCACAAGCATCGTTTCAATAACAGGGAAAGTCTCGTAGGTTCCACTGTTTAAGATGAGGGTGCTTCCAGACAGGCTAGTGTTTACATCTGCGCCATATTTGACGGGGTGGCACCTAAAGTACAGGTCAAATTCTTTCCATTCTTCCATATCCAGCATGGGTATTTCCTCGTAAAGTTCGCCGATATAGTACTTGTCAGGCATGTCCCAAAAACTGAGACCGCCCCTATTTGATAGCCATGCGTTTACATCATAGATATCTTGAGTGGTTCCAATCATGGCTACTTCGCAACGTATCAACACGTCTCGCCTTGAGCCACTGCCTTTCCTTACCGAGCCGTCCCTACCTGGTATTTCAATGTAATTATAGTCAGTAGCGGGCAAAAAGATAGGGGAGTAGTCTTTTAAAACTATGTTTTTGTCAGTTGAAAGAACATTGTCAAAAGTAAAAAAATCTTGCATTACCGACCACTCCTTTTCTGCCTATTTCTCAAAACTTCTAACTCTTGAGCCGTGAAACTTGCTGTTGCTCTTGCTATTTGCTTTCCATCAATCTTAAGGGGTACCTCAACCGTTACTCTTTGAATTTTTTCAGTTGCGGGTGCCAAACCTACCATCTTCTCGCTCTTTTGGTTTGAGTAGATTTTTGTCCTTGGCGGCAACTCCATAAGCTCAGGGCCTTGTTCTCCGACCCACGTTAAACCGCCCTTGAATGAGTCTGTTCCGCGTGCGTTGTGGGCAGCTTGCCCGGATATCGGCCTGGCGCCTGTGGTCTGATATACCGTGTTGTATTTCGTTGTAACTGATGTGGACTTCGGCGGTAGCGTCCAACTATTCCACCATTTTTTAACTTTATCCCAACCGGTCATAATTTTCCCGGTCTGCAAATCAACATTTTTTTCTATTTCAGGATTCATCTTTTTAATCTTGTCAACGACTCCGTTCTTAAGTTCGTCAGCCTTATCAATCGCCTCATCCCTTTGACGTTTAGCATCATCTATGAGTTGGTCTGCTTGGTCTGCTGTTATGATGCCTGTCTCATCTCTCATTCTGATGATGTTTGCGACTGTCTCAGTGTAGAGATCCTCAGCGGCCTCGACACCTTTATCCCTAGTTTTATTTGCGTTTTTAATCATCTCGGAAGCTTGTTCAGCGGTCACTCTTTCGCCGTAACCCTTTAAACGTTCTAAGATGATCTTTGATTCGACTTCTGTTTCCGATAGAGCACTAACTGCCTTGGTTCGCATCTCATCCTGAATATCATTAATTTCTATCTGCTCATCTCTCGTTAAGGCTCTCTTTTCCTCGCTAGCTTCTTCCAGTATAGCCCTTATTCTTTCGTTACCCTCTTCAGTGGCCTTGATTTGTTCAGCGTGGTATTCGTTCAAAGACTCAAGAGCTTCAGCTTCTTCACTGTCTCTAAGTGACGAGCTAGTGTTAAAAAACTCTTGCATTTGAGTGTATCTGTCTTTATGTTGAGCTTCCATCCCAGCTACCACTTGAGCGTTCATATTATCGTAAGTTGATATGATCTCGCTTGTGTTTTCTTTGGTCAAAGTGGTTGAGTTTATATAAAAATCGGTTATGGCCCTTGTTGCCTCATCATCCATATCGATATATGCCTGTACAGCTTGTTTGGTGGCATCCGATATCTTTACGGTATTTTGCTCCACAACTTTAGTCATATACCCGTAAGATGTTTCTACTTTTTCAGATGTAACTTCTACTTTGTCAGCAAATAGGTCTACTGTTGGGATGGTCTCTTTTTTTAACTGTTGATGTATGGCTAAGCCTCCGCCAACTACCGCTCCTGCGACTAAAGCCCAAGGTCCAGCTGCCACTACGGCTCCTCCTATAGATTTGGCGAGTCCTCCAAAACCTGCAGCACCTGCTGCTTTTCCCGCAGCCGTTGTTGCGGCGGCCGTGGCAGTAGAAGTTCCTGCTAGAGTCTTAATGATCTTGCCGCCAATCCCAATAAATTTACCAAATCCACCAACCATCCCACTGACCGCCGATGTTACTTTTCCGCCTGCCCACAAAACCGGGCCGGCAGCGGCAGCGAATCCCATAAACTTAAATATTGATTCTTGGGTTGATTCATCAAGATTACCAAACCACTTAGTAAGGTTTTCAAGCTGAGTCAAAAATCTGTCGGCTAGTGGCATTACTACATTTTCTATTGTCGGAGCTAAATTTTGATACATAGACAAGGCTGTATCGATCGCCCTGTCTTTGAGTAGCTTAAATTGGTCTTGCAAGTTTTTAAGTTGCTTGCCGGCTACTTCCTCGGTAACCCCTGAAGCACTTCTTAGTTCTGTTTCATACTCTCTGATAGCGTCTGACGTGCCTAACAAGGTGAGCAGGGCAGAGACCGAGCGGTCTTGGAATCCCATAGTGGTTAGGGTAGACCTGACCTGAGCATCGCTCATACCACCTAGAGCACCTTCAAGGTCGCCCACGATATCGGCTATGTTTCTCATATTGCCCTCGGTGTCGTAGACGCTGACATTATATTTCTTAAACGCATCCTCATTTTTAAGTGCTGCATTTTGCAAGTCCCTGAAAACAATGTTTAATTGTTCTCCGGCGGCTTCGCCCTTAACGCCCTGGTCAGCCCAGGCGGCTAATACAGCGACACCTTCCTCAACGTCTTTGTTGAGCAGTCTAAGCGCCGCACCCGCTTTATTGGTGAGAGATTCTGAAAACTGTTCTACGGTGGCGTTTGACAACGTGTTAGCTTTTACCAGAACATCCGACACTTTGACCATGTTTTCCATGTTTTGAGTGGTATCATCAACCGTTAAGCCTAGTGCCGACTGCGCATCGGTCAAGAGGTCTGTAGCTCTAGCCATATCAAAGTTGCCTGCTTGTGCGAATGATGCCACTTTAGGCAAGGCTCCGATTGATTGAGCCGCATCAAGCCCGGCAGAAGCTAGGTAGAAGTACGACTCTGCCGCTTCTCGTGCGCTGAACCTTGTGGATTTCGCAACATCTCTAGCTGTCTTTTCCATGTCGTTTTTCATGGCCTCCGATAAATCGCCCATGATGGCAGTGGATGCAGTCATAGCAGATTCAAAATCTGAACCGAATTTAATTACAGCGGCGCCAGCGGCCACAATTGGTACAGTCACAGCTTTAGTCATGGACTTACCGGCACTTTGCATTTTCTGACCTGATTTTTCTAATCTTGATTCAAAGTTTTTTATTTGTGACTGGGCTTTGTCTAATGTCGTAAAATATTGACGTCCGTCAAGTATCAAATCTCCATGAACCGCCCCAGCAAATATTGACATCGTATCACCTCCCGGCGATTGGTTTAGTGTTTATTTATAAAATCGATCAAGCTTTGATTTGTCGTTTTCTGTTTGGCTTCTTCATCGTCCTTAAATCTTATTTTCTTCCAGTTGTAATCTCCCTTATCAGTGATAGCTTCAGATTCGATCGCAAATGCACACTCATCAAAACAGTAGGCTAGATATGGATCATTGATATTAACTATCTCACTTGGCTTTTTTCGGTAATGCCTTGCCATTTGGATTATTTTTATCATCCTTTTCGACGTCACGAAAGGAGTTTAACTGCTTCGCCTCTGTCGTTGCCCACTCAAATATCGCAAGCATTTGTTCGTCTGTTAGATAAGGTTCCAGCTCTTTATAAGTTGGTTCTACAAGGCAGATTTCAGCGTAGAATCTATGGAGTTCGAACCTGTTGTTTGCCTCACTCAGTAAGTCCTTATTTTCGTTCTTTTCTGGCTTGCTAGGCTTACCCCCGAACATGCTTACTACAGTTGATATGTGTTCATTCGGGATTTTCCCAGCTCTAAGCATGTACATGATGTTTGGCCTTCTCATTTTGACACCGATCTGATCACCAGGGACGAATCCGGGGATTTCTACCACAGTATCTCTCGGTACTTCATTAATTTGACTCATATCAAAGACTTTCAAATTTGTTACCCCCTTAAAATTAAAAAGCTACCCTTATACAGGTAGCTCGTCCATAAAGTCAATCTTAACAGGCTTTTCACCTGATTTTGCCCTACTTCTCAAATTGAATTCAGGTACAAAGAATTCACTGTCTTGCACTGAGAAGTTAACAGGAGTTCCTTTACAATGCTTGTAACTAAACATTACATAGCTCTTAGTTGACCCGTCGCCGTCCTTTTCTTCGGTGTAGATGTTAGTTGTAAACGGCGTTCTAGTAACCGGAGTTCCAGCTTCAGGACCTTCATACGATACAACTTTTGTAGTTTCGATGGCGTCAAAAGTCAAAGTTCCACCATCTATAAGGGCTAGTACCTCAGGTACCATCACAGCGTTAACCATTCGGATATTGTAGCCTTTTACGATGTCTTCCCAGTTGTTCTGGGCTTTAATGACGTTTTTTACCCTAAGCTCATTCTCACTGCCTTCTGATATGAAAGCGAGTACTTCCGCTTCTGTCGAAACGTCGGTTAGCCTGTAGGTCTTTGGAGTTGTTTCCTCTGTTACAAGTTCAACCCTGACTATATTGGCCAATGGAAATTCAGTTATTACTTCTGGCATATTTTATACCTCCAATTTTTTTAATATTTCGTAGCTAATAGATTTAGTGTAGGCTTCTTTGTCATCACTGATAACAGTCGATGTCTCATTGCCTGTGTATCTTATGCTTGTTAATTCTTTTAAAGCCGTTTTAACCTGCGCCGCATAGCTGTCAACTTGCGGATAGCTCGACAAGGGCACGTAGATAATCACGTCAAGGATTGCACGTCCAGTCCTGTTGGTTCCCATGGTCGGTAATTGGCCATCGTCTTTTAAAACAGTGTAGGGGACAGTACAGAGACCTTTATGTTTGCCTTGGAAATAGGGGTTCAATCCTTTTTCGATTAACTTATCGTAAGCACTCAAAATCATTATTTCAACCCCTTTATGGTCTTCTCGTAGCCTCGCATGATTTCAGCTGCGTTTTTTCTTATGGTCGGAATAAGTATCGCGTACTCTTTCTCATAATCAAGCTCTAGACGTGGGGAATAGACCATACCACCGCTTAGTCTGATAGTACACAGGTTTTTCTCCCAGCCGAAATCGCCGAGGATTGAGTTTCTCGCATTTGCGGTGTGATCGGTCCAAGGACGGTTCCTCTTTGCATCAGCTTCCATTTTCTTAGCTGCCGTATGAGCATAAAGCCCAAGACCAGAACGGACTTTTTTTTCTACTTTCATAAAGTTAAACGTATTTTTTACTTTAATCAACCGCCAACACCTCCAAGTCTACCTGTTTACAGATATCAAAGTAGTTGTTGACCTCCATCACACGGTAGGATTTCCCACCGCTCTCAAAAGTGTCGCCACTAAGAATATCTGCGTCACTTGAGGCAAGGATTTTATCAATATTTCCAGCCATGAATCCTATAACTTCACCTGATTCCTTTGCGACACCACGAGTAAAGTTCTTGTTGTAGATTCTCACTGTTGCAGTGACAGTCAAAGGTGAAGTAGTATAGCCGCCGTAACCGTCCGGAGTTTTTACGAGCCTTTCAATGGTAATATTGACAGGTTCCTGGCTAATCAGCTTTTCAATATATCGTTTGTAGTACTTAAAGCCGTTCATCAACTCTAATCACCGTCCCTGTCTTGTTGCTCCTATAAGATCTAGCCAGACTGAGGAAATGACTTTTAGGGGAGGGTATAACCACATCACCCAGCTTCATCTCCTCAATCCCTGCTTTAACAAGGCATAACTCTCTGACTAGAGATTCTAAGGGGGCATCTGTTAGGCCGTCTATACGGGATTGCAAGTAGATATCGTCAAAGTACGGATAGTTTTCTTCGTCAATCAGACTTTTTAGTCTTTCTAGGTCTGACATTTGCCTTCACCTCTTCCACCGAGTAGCCTTTTTCCCTAAACCAGTCAATCATTCTCTCGTTATCAGTCTCAGCCAATCCATTTAAAAAGGCCACACCGGCAATTTCGCCAGTGTAAGCCTCATTAGGTGCTTTTATTTTAAACATCATGCATCATCCTTAGCTAATTTTTATATTCCTAAGTACGCCTGCCGCCCTTGTCTTTTTAAGTGCTACAGCTGCAACCATCTCAACATCACCAGTCTTTACAACACCTGGTCCTGACAAGATAGGAGGATTCGCAGTGATCATCTTGTTGCCAGTGACAGTAACGCCGTGGAATCCATCAATCCCCAGCCTGACTGCGTAAAGGTCGGAAAGACCAGTTACAGTGTCTACACCGTTAGGGGTTCTGTCATCAACGATAGGCACAGTCGGAACCGCTATGCCGGAATCATTGACGAACATTCCAAGGTCAACTAGTGGGATGTTGTCATAACCGGTTACCCCTCTACCAAAAGCATCCTCAGCTTGAGTCAAATATCCCGCACGCCTTGCAACTGCCTTAAGCTTAGTTATCAATTTAGAGTTACCCATTAGCATAGTTGGAGCTCCGTCAAGTTCTGCAAGGAAAGAATCCAGTAAGTCTAGGAAGGTCTTGTAGTTGGAGTCAAGAGCAGTTGAATCACTAAGGTCTATATGGGTAGTCGCACCTATTTCAGTGTCGCTTCCAACAAGAGCCTTATCCAGACCATCAAAAGCATTTGTATTAACCGCAGAGTCGCCATTTATTGCAGTGTAGTGGAACAAGTTCGAAGCTGCCTTGATTTTCTCGTTCATCTGATATTGAACCTCGTCAACCGCACCCGCTGTCTCAGCTATAACTCTGTCAATCTCGAAAGAGCCACCGAAGATCTTAAGATTCACTGTCTTAGGTTCTCTTGCTGCTTCTTGTGGAGTGTACTCGCTGTTAAGCGCTCTAAACTGTGCTTGTCCGGGAGTCAAGGTTCTTACATACCCGTATGTCAGTGTGGATCCGCCAGTTCCGGGGGATACTGCATCATCAAAGGTCATTGCATCGAGCAGTAAAGAATTTCTTCTAAATTCGTCTATGACCTGTTGTACTACCTTGTCGGACATCCCGACTTTTGCTTGTGCTAGTGTTATTGCCATTTTTTATCATTCTCCTTTTGATTAAGATTTGTAGTGGCTTTGTAAAGCCGATGCTAAATCACTAGGCGCTGGATCTGTGCCGCCTTTAGCACCGCCACCCTTGGAGCCACCTGTTCCCGTGGGTGGTTGTTCGATAAATAGAAACTTCTTGCTTTCTTCCAGGGTTTTAGCCTGGTCTTCGATGCCTATCACTGTGCCATCGTCTTTATAGACCAGCTGGGACTTGTCAATGAGTCCTGCGGCTACATCTACATCATGGACTTTACCGGCAAAATAGACTTTGATTGCGTTTGTAATGCGAGTGTCTTTAAGCTCATTTTCGTACTTTTCGGAAGCTGTTTTGTTTTCGTCTTGCAACTTAGCTATCTCGGCTTTTAGGGTTTCTGTGTCGCCAGTGTTTTTCTTCAAGGTCTCAAGCTGAGTGTCTACCTCCGCAAGCTGTTTTTTCTGGCTTTTGATAGTCTCGTTAGCCTCGTTAAATTTAGCTACAGGCACCCAGTTACCGTTATTTACGATATCAACCTGAGTATCTCCTAGCTTTTCAGTGACTTGGCTGTATAGTTCCTCGCCTAAGATTTCTTTTAGTGTTTTCACTTCCGCAAATAGTTGTAAATTCATTCTTAGATAGTTCTTCATTCTTAATTTCTCCTTCCAACTAACCTTTTTAAACCGGTCGGCTCCGGCACTGTGGTCTTTTTCTTTAGACTCTAAAATACTAAAAAGAGCATGAGCCTTTTAACGACCTGCTCAGGTCAAACCTTTATAGAGCTACTAAGCCCCACACCTCCCGCGGGCTTTCATTCACTCGTAGATTTATAAAGGGTTTTAAATGCCTTGATGATGCTGGGATTGTCTTTTATTAGCATTGCAAAACCGTTGCCCATACAAACAACCTGTTTCTCAGTCAGGTCTAAGTCGTATAATTCATCGATACCGTGTATGGCTTCGTGTATCAGGGTGGTAACTTTCTGTGATTTGCTATACTTAGAGTTGATGATAATTCGCGGATCATCGTAATGTATCCGTCCATAACAAATATCCCCTCCTGATATCAGATCCCCGTCCGGCTCCTTTTCTTCAACTTTGTAGTCCTTCCAGCCGATTTTCAATCTTTTAAGCATCTAAACCCTCCCTTATTTTTTATTAGCGAAATAATCGCCGTACTGCCCGTACCAATCGTCAAGCATTGGATTGTCATCTTTGCCAGTGAGCCATCTGTTAATCTCGGCGCCTACCTGGTCAAAGTCTTTTGTAATGTAGGGCACCATGATGCAAGCCCCGTTCGGGTGGTCTAGTGGGACATCGTTGTTGGGAAATATCTGTCCCTCTCTATCTGCGCATATCTCGCATACATTATGCCCCCCGGATGTTAGCCACTGGGTACCCTCTACAAACGGGTTCATACCGCTGCTTTTGATCGATGCAGTCTGGTATGAGTGGTTAATCGCTGTCCTTGCAAACCTTTTGGCGTTATAATCAACCCTTGCATTTTTCAGCCTAGGGTATAAATCCCCCCAATCAGTGGGACGTCTAGCCGGCGCATTAACAAACCGCTCTAGGTCTTTTGCTAGGTCTACCGCTGATTTGCCCTCTAGTATCCCCTTGTTTATGATCTCCTGTATCTGTCCGTCAAAGTACCTGTCGAAATTCCATATCCGGGCTGACAAACTCTTGCCGTCCATGTATAGATTGCCGCTTATGATGTCATCCACGATATCTTTATTTATGCGGGAAAAGATTGTTGTAAAATGCTCCCCCGGGTCAAGTCCACCGACTACAAACATGCGCCTAAGTAGCTTTTCATTCATGCCAGTGCCAAGCTCAGAGGCCTTTTTAATCGAGCTGGTGGTCTGTAGCTCAATTTGTCTTCTCAGTACGGTGCGAGCCTTCTTAAGCTCTTTCTGAAAGTCCGTCAACTGCCTATGCGTTAAAGTCTTCGCCCTGGTCTTGGTGATTTCTCTTGCTAGGTCTTCCAAGGCTTTTTCGTAGAGCTTTAAAATCTGTCTCTCTTGCTGTAACGTTAAAAGAGACACCCTTTTTCGGACGTCTCTTGCCATCTTTACGTACATTGTCAACTTTCATCATCCCCTAAGTCAGAGATCAAGCCCTGAGTAAAAGAATCTTGTAACAGCTGCTTTTCAAGTTGTATTTGCTCTATCTCTTTGTCGATATGTTCGTAGTCGCCCCACTTTTTCATGTAGCTATAGCGGCTTCTAACTTCGGTTATAACTTCTTGCATGTCTATTTCTTTCTGTGCGTCTTCATCTTCCTGGATAGGGTAGTAGTGCTCGATATTTAAAGTAGTCTCAAACCTTACCGTCTGAGCTTGTCCGTATAGGTTGTAAGTCTCAACCATCTTAAAGATAAACTTAACCATCTGCTCTAGTGCTGGCCCCCATTCGGTCCAATCCTCTTCACAAGCCGATATAAGTCCCCAGTATATAGCCTTCATACTTTTACCCGACTGCACGACACCTTTCATTTGCTCCAAATTGACGTTTGGCACCTCGATTAGATCATATAAATCAGCCTTGACTCTCTCGACGGTATCCTCAAACTTTGCCTGGTAACTAAATTTGCTTTCTAGCCTCTCGACCTTAGCCTGTCTCTCGTTTGCTGTTGGGTCAGTCTGTAGGTCTATCATGGCACCAGGGGATATCTTAACTCTTTCTAAGGTGTCTTCGCTTGCGTCAGTAAAGACGTCTTGGCCAAACATTTGAAACTTTAACGCATCTATGTCGTCGCTTGTCAGTTTGTTATATGAATCTTGGTTTTCCCAAAGCTGGTGAACATCACTTGACCCTTCAACCTCTCCCGTAAGTCCACCGTTTTGAATTATAACCACAGGGATAAAGTCTAATCTGGTGTTGTAGTCTGTTTCGATTGACTCTATAAGGTCTGCTCTGCCGTTGTAGATACCTTCGTTTAATATGCAAGTTCCGCCAACCATTTCCCATGATTGCTTCTTTATCCTTTGCTTGGTCGGGTCTGATTCGTTGTTTAAAGCATAGACAAACAAGATCTTTTCAATCGTGTCGATGTCATCCTCGTTGTACTGCACGAAAAACTCATAGGCGGGGGAGAAGATGATCCTTAAGCCCTCGTTTTCTTTCGCCCATAGTTTAATGGCGATCTTGCCGCCAATCGAACAGTCTTTACGGGCTTTTAAAAGCTTTGAGTGGAACTTGTTAGCCTTTAGTATATCGGCTAGTAAGTCTTCTTTTACTTGCGCCGCATCCTTATTAGCAGTTGAACCTTCTGCATCCTCCGATACTGGTCTGATATCAAAGTAGGGTTCGCGGCCAAACATAAACCTCGCCCTGGTGTTGATTAACTTTTTAGTCAAATTTGTAATCTTCTTGGTGGGGACGTAATCAAGCTCTCCGGCAGTCTCCCACTTTTGGTCTCCGTCATAAATCGAATACCAACGTATGATTCTTTGCACTTTCTCTAAATAATCGCCGTAAACTCCTTCTATCTCGGATTTTAACAGCTGATTGTAATTTATCATCATCTCGCCCCTTTCCCGGAGTGGTTTCTTTTCCTTGTACTGATCTTGTTGTTTATGATTTCCGCAACACCTGTGGTAGCATCACAATTAGAAACTAAAAGACCATCTGCGTAGTACACATGGTCTTTTTCGATGGTTAAATTATAAACTTTTTGTTTTTCTATTTTCGTGGTTAAGGACGTTTGCGCACGTTTTTGAACATGTCTCTCTCCCAGGGGAAGATGGTTTACGTTTTGTTGCTGTAAATTCTTTTCCGCAAATGGTGCAATTCTTTGTATACTCAAATCTCTTGTGTTTACCTCTCCATGTTTCACCACATTTGTCTGAGCAGAATTGTGTAAAATTTCTTTTCGTTTCAAACTCTCTTCCGCACTCTTTGCATGTGGTTTTGATGGGCTTGGTGTTATCGGCGACTCTTTTCGCGTGTTCTGAGTGCCATTTCCTACCTTCTTCGCTTCTGTGCCACTCTTTTGCGGCTTTTCTTCCTGCTTCTTGAAATTTTTTAAATTTTGGATCCTCTTTATCGAAGTGCTTTTGTGCATGTTCCCTGCTTGATACACACTCCAGGTTGCGAATGTTGTTGTTGAAAGTGTTGCCGTCTTTATGGTGAATATGACAGCCTTTAGGAACTTCTTTTCCGTGATAGTCTTCCCAAATCGCCACATGAAGTCCCTTAGCACCTTTTCTTCCTTGATTGGTGTTTGACTGGCTAAGATAATACTTTCCCGCCCCCATAAGTTTGTATTCTTCTCCGTTGAATATAATAGTCTTTTGTATTTCCATTTTATCAGACCTCCCAATGATATTATATCATTTTCGGTTGTGCCTGTAAATGCGTCTAGTGGAATAAACCCAGCCCGCTTGCTGAAAACCTTATGATCAGGTGTTCCTGTCAGATTGGATTTATGTATAACTTCTTTTTCTCCTGTGCAACCACTCCAAAGGACTTTCCTGAGTCCGTATGGGGTGAATACATAATCACCTTTTTTTACATTTTGAATTGGTTTAAGGCCGGTCAAGGTAGATACCATGGTGTTTGCAACTAAACAAGCGTCATCATGTGCGTTTTTACCCTCCCGCTGGTACGTGTTCATAGACTCGTAGTAGTCGGGCCATTTGTCTTTCCAGTTGACGGGGAAGTATATATGGTCCATAACCCAGGTCGCATTAGATAGAATTCTAGCTTTTTTATTTTGGCTCTGATGAAACCATTTAATCTTGGTTCTGTTTGATTTATGGTCTTCTTTAAGGTGCCTGTCTACTTGTCTCGAAAACCCGCGCCCCCCGTTATTGGACTCGATATAAGCAAGCCCTACGTCATTTTCGTGCAGCCTTTTAGCCGTCTCCGGCTCTGTGATCTCCATCGGCTCTTTCGTGTAGTAGACATCCAAAACATAGGCTTCTTTGTTGAAAACTCCAAATGTGATATCGCACAGGTAATCATCGCCCTGGTCTGCGGTGTCACAATAGCTGTAAATGCCTGTAAAAAGCGAATTGCCGTTCTCGTCTACAGGTAGGGAAGTGTACGTCTTAAATGAGCTATACAGCTTGCCTTTAATATCAATTGGCTCCTGTTGATAGTTGGCAGATGCTATATCTGCACCCATTGCGCGTTTCTTTGACTTGTAGCTTCTGTATGACAGTATCTCAGGGCAAAGCATCTTACCACCGCCAAGGTGGGCCTTCATGACAACATGCCTGATTTTCTTGCCTTCTTCTCTAAAGTGCTTTAAAGCTCTGCCTGCTAAATCGTTATTAGCCCAACGTGTCATGATTATGATTATCTTCCCGTTTTCTTCAAGCCTTGAAAGCATGGTGTTTACAAACCATTCCCAATGCTTGTCTAAGACCTGTGAGTTATGAGCTTCCAGCGCCGATTTGATAAGGTCATCTATAATCATCAAGGTGCAGCCGAAGCCTGTTGATGTACCGGTAGGGGAGGTGGCTAAGTAGTTATTGTACCCTCCCTCTAAGCTCCACAAGTTCATGGCTCCATCACCGCGTTTGATTTTTACATTAGGAAATATATCAGAGTAGACTATCTTGTCTTTATCTGCTTTAACTTCCAGGATTGGATCTCTCACGTTTTTAGAAAATGTCGTTGACAGAGTCTCGTTATATGAACCAGTCATAACCTTCTCATTTTGATTCTCGCCGAAGACCCAATCGGTAAAGAGCGAGACTGTCCTTGACTTGCCATGTCGAGGAGGGAGATTCATCACGAGTATTTCTTCTTCCGGATCCTCGTAAAAGGATTGTAGGTCGTCGCAGATCTCTTTCAGGTACGCCCTGTCTCTCTTGTAGAAATCCTTGGCCATCAAATGACAAAAATAAAAGAACTCACGTCTTGCGAGTTCCAGTTTGGCCTGTTTGCTAATCTCTTTTTTATCAATCATCATCTATCAGCTTCTTTAGTTCCTCTGTGGTTAACCCCTTGAAAGGACTGTTGACTTCCATCTCACCCGACATTTCAAGATCTTTTTTATCTCTCCATGTTCCAGGCTTTCTGTTTTTAAGCCAGAAGATAGCAGCTCCTGTATCTGGCGCGACTTCTTTAGTGGTTACTGTGGTTTTGGTGATAGTTCCACCTTCGCGCTCTGTTTTGGTTTCGACATAGGTATAACCCTTTGCTCTTTTGAGTAAGGCATTCTCAACTTCTCGGTCAACGACCTCTTTACCCCTTTTTAGGGACTCAAACAATGAAGGATACTTGTTTTTCCAAACATTTAAAGTCTGCTCGGTGACACCTATATTGTGGGATATCTGTTTATCGGTCAAACCGTCTCTTGCCCAGCCTTCCAACTTCAAAAGCCCTTCTGGGGATATCCAATAATCGTACTTACCTTTAGCCATCGTCAGATTCACCTACTTTTGTTGCTTTTTTATATTTCCCTAGTTCCTTCACACAGTTTGCAAATAGGCATATAAAGTGCCCATCATCGCACTTGGTTTTCCACAAACAACCTTTGCATTTCTTCTCATTATATTTTTCTTTCATAGCGCACCTCAATTTATATTTAAGGCCTCGGGTCAATTCCGAGGCACTGGTCAATCAGCCCATCCTGCGAATCAGGTAGGGCAGGAAAGGAGGACATGAAAAAGGCACCCCGAAGGATGCCAATAAGTATATTGTTATATCTTTACGCTACTATTATCTCATAAAATCATGTAGTCGTGTGTAG